GACTTCCTGCGCACGCTGGGTCTGCGAGCTCAACCAACAGCGTCAAACGACTTCAAGGTGCGCCGTGAGGCGTCTGCTGCTCCCATGCAGCGCCTGATTGGTGGCAAGCCAGGTCTGATTGTGAACCGCGAGTGCAAATTGCTGCGCAAAGCGCTGGGCGGTGGGTATCACTTCAAGCGTGTGGCGGTCGGTGCAGGGCATGAGCGCTTCAGGGACGCCCCAAACAAGAACGAGCACTCACACATTGGCGACTCATTCGGCTACCTGATGCTGGGCGGTGGTGAATACAACCGCATGACCCGCACTCACTCGCTTGGTGGCAGTGCCCCAAGCCAAACGGTGGCCACTTTGGATTTCAATGTGTTCGACTGATAGCGCTGCGATATACATGAGATTGCATTGCGTACATTACCCAATAGAATCTCATGCAATCGCAACACGAAGGGGCTTGCAATGAAGCAAACAACCAAAACCAGAGAGAAGCGCTCTCTGTTGAAAGAGGCTGCAGCTGACGGCCGTGGCAATGACAGCATGATGGCTCACGTCGCCAAGGGTGAGATCGTCATCCCTGTCGAATTGGCCAACCACCCAGAGCTGCGCAAGGTGCTGTCCCAAGGCTTTGAGGCTTTGGGCACCAGTGTTGACCACTACACCGTCGGCCACGAAAAGAACAGCAAGAACCCTGAGACGGGACAAGCTGAGTTTCTGTCGTTTCGCAGCTTCGCTGGCACGATTGTTGGCGGTGGCGTCGGTTTCTTGGTCGGTGGCCCAGCTGGCGCTGTGACAGGTGCCAAGATCGGCGCTGGCGTTGACGTGACCCGTGCGGCCGTTGACAACGCTGCAGCTGCACGCGAGCAGGCTGCTCAAGCTCAGGCTGTTGCCATTGAAGAGGCACGCAAAGCGCGTGAGTCTGCAGCTGCTGAAGCTCAAAAAAACCGTGAGGCTGCTGCCGCTGAAGCCATGAAGGCTCGCGAGCTGCAGGCCGCACAGCTCCAACAGTCACGCGACGCGCAGGCTTCGTCTCTTGAGCAGCAAAAGGCTGAAGCAGCCGCTCGCCTTGAGGCAACACGCCTAACAGCAGAGCAGCAAGCCAAGCTCATGCAAGACCTGACCGCGCAGCAGAGAAACGCTGCTGACATGGCTCAAGCCCAGCTGGCTCAACAGCAGAAGCAGTACGAAGAGCAGAAGCTCACCATGGAGAAGCAGGCTGCTGACCAGGCTGCAGCTCTTGAGGAAGAGCGCCGCAAGGTCGCACAGCGCGAGTCATCGCAGATGGCCGCACGTCGCCGCTCTGGTCGCCGCTCGCTTCTGTCTGAAGCCCGTCTGACGCCAGAGCTTGGCATCGCTGGTGAAGAGAAGCCCAAGACTCTGCTTGGTGCCTGACCATGCCGTCTTCAGCTCCACCGAGATTCGGCCCGAATGGGCAAGCGCCGACACCCAATGCGTCGAATGGAACCAGCAGGGTCTATGGAAACCCGACAACCACTGGAGCCAGTGCCCTTGACATCAACTCTGTTGACCCACTCTACAAAGACGCCGTCACGCAGATGCGCACGGCTGGTATCACTGACACAGAGATCAACACATTCCTGAGCGAGCAGGCTGCTGCAGCTGCTGCCGCCAAGGCAGAGCTCGACACCTACAACGCGCAGGCAGAAGCCGCACGTCTTGCTGATGAGCAGGCGTTTCAGCGAGCTCAGTCAGAGCTTGACTCACTGGCGCAGCAAGAGCGCGACGTGATCATGCAGCAGCAGGCTCAATACGAAGCCATGCAAAAGCGCATGCAGGAAGAGGCAGCTGCTGCCGTTGAAGCTGCACGCCTTGAGCAAGAGCGCCTGGCCGCTGAGAAGAAGGTCTTTGAAGAGAAGGCTGCTGCTCAGGCAGAGAAGACGCGCATTGAGACTGAAGGCTTTCAGCGCACAGGCGCAGAGCAGGACGTGGCACGCAAACGTGCTGGCCGCTCGACGGTGGCAAGGCCGCTGCTCGCTGGCGCAACCGCTGGCCCATCAGCTCCGACACTTGGTGTTGGTGGCGGCATGGCCACTGGCGGCTCACTCGGATCAACAGGGACGCTAGGCGTCGGCTAAAAACAAAGGACTGAAACATGGCAACGAACAAACCCGTGGGCGGCATGCGCCTGCAACCAGAGCAGATCATCAAGCGCCAAGAGCTCGCGCAGAAGAAGAAAGACGAATTTCAGCAGCTCTACCAAGACGCCTATGAGTTCGCCCTGCCCCAGCGCCAGCTCTATGGCATCTGGGAAGGTGGCTCGACTGGCTCAAAGAAGATGCAGCGCGTCTTCGACTCGACCGCCATCAACAGCACCCAGCGCTTTGCCAACCGTTTGCAGTCTGTGGTCTTCCCACCGCAGCGCAAGTGGTGTCGCCTTGACGCAGGCATGGACATCCCTGTTGATCGCAAGCCGCAAGCTCAGGCGATTCTCGACCTGTATGGCGAGAAGATGTTTGCCATGCTGCGTCAATCGAATCTCGACATCGCCATGGGTGAGTTCTTGCTGGATCTCGCTGTTGGCACGGCCTGCATGATGGTGCAGCCAGGCGACGACGTGAGCCCGATCAACTTCATCCCTGTGCCGCTGTTCTTGGTGAGCTACGAAGAGGGTGCGAACGGTCAGGTGGACAACGTCTACCGTCGCATGCGCATGAAGGGCGAGAGCATCCAGCGCCAATGGCCTGACGCCGACATCGGTGAAGAGCTCGCACGCCGCATCGCTGACAAGCCGACAGAAGACATTGAGCTGCTTGAAGCCACCATCTTCGATCACAAGCGTGGCGACTACTGCTACCACGTCATCCACAAGGAGACGAAGACTGAGCTGGTCTATCGTCGCCAGAAGTACAGCCCTTGGGTGGTGTCGCGCTACATGAAAGTGGCAGGCGAGATCTACGGTCGCGGCCCACTGATGACCGCCCTGCCTGACATCAAGACCCTCAACAAGACCATTGAGCTGCTGCTGAAAAACGCATCACTCGCTGTGTCTGGTGTCTACACCGCAGCCGATGACGGTGTGCTCAACCCTGCCACCGTAAAACTGGTGCCTGGCGCGATCATCCCTGTGGCTCGCAACGGTGGCCCACAAGGCCCAGCGCTGCAAGCCCTGCCCCGCTCTGGTGACTTCAACGTGACCCAGCTGGTGATCAACGACTTGCGTGCGAACGTCAAGCGCATCCTGCTGGACGAATCTCTGCCGCCAGACAACATGAGCGCTCGCAGCGCAACAGAAATTGTTGAGCGCATGAAAGAGCTGTCGCAAAACCTTGGCTCTGCCTTCGGTCGCCTGATCAACGAAACCATGATCCCGTTGGTGTCGAAGATCTTGGAAGTCATGGATGAGCGCGGCCTGATCGACTTGCCGCTGCGAGTCAACGGCCTTGAAGTGAAGGTGACACCGCAGTCGCCACTGGCCAACGCGCAGGCCATGGATGAGATCCAGGCTGTGCTGCAGTTTGCCCAGATGACTCAGGGCATGGGCGAAGAAGGCATGGTCGCCGTGAAGTATGGCGACACCATTGACTACCTGGGCGACAAGCTCGGCGTGCCATCTGCCCTGCGCAACAACGCTGCAGAGCGTGCCTTCCAGATCGAAGAGATGAAGAAGCAGCAGGCCGCAGCCCAGGTGCAGGCGATGCAGATGGCTCAGGCTCAACAAGCTGGGGCACCAGCATGAGCTGGGACGAACTAGAAGCCATCGGCCAGCCGCAGGACGTGCGAGCTGTTGAGCAACAACGCGAAGACACAGACCGCCTGTGTCTGCGTGTGCTCGGTAGCGAAGACGGCCACAAGCTGATGCTGTGGCTCAGACAGACAATTTTGGAGCAGCCTGTCGCCGTGCCTGGCTCTCCAGCGGACTACGCTTTTTACCGTGAAGGTCAAAACAGCGTGATCCGTGATCTTGAGGCGCGGATTAACAGAGCAAGGAAACCATGACCACTGAAGCAACAACCGTCGAGCCCACCGCTGGTGGCCTACTTGACAGCGTGCAAGTGACCGACGACAGCAAACCGACAGAAGGCAACTCTCAGAAGTCTGAGATCAGCCACAAGTCTGGCGAACAGGCACCAGACACTGGTGCACCAAAGGCCAAGCCAGACTATCTGCCTGACAACTTCTGGGACGCAGACAAGGGCGAAGCCAAGTTCGACGCCCTGGCCAAGTCTTGGACTGATCTTCGCAAGACGATCTCTCAAGGCAAGCACAAGGC